TACTAAAGCTATAGCACTCCTAACCTTATTAAGTACTATACGATCTTCCAACCATTCATCATACTGAGTTAATCTCCTAATACAAGGTTCATATACAGTAGTCCCCCTCTTCTCATCACTATCAGCAAATATTTTAAGATGATATATTTCATTTGCAGGTATGGGTACGTCATCCCTCTTCCCCTCTCCATCTACTTTATGATAAAATAGAACTTCTTCTATATCATGAGGGGCTGTGCTTATTCCATAGGAGGTTTTAGTACTATTATCCCTGTCAAAAATAGCTATGTCTTCATTATTAGGATTAGCAATCAAGGAGGGACGTATAAAGCGAACCTTCATATCTCCATTGTCTTTATCTATGAACTTTCTTATAAAAACTTCTCCATCTCTAAAGAGTCTAGTAGCTAATTCTTTTTCCCTACGACTGAACCTATTCTTCTTTTTAAAAGCCTTCCATTCATATAGAAGTTTCTCTTTTTTCCCTTCATCCGTTTCATTAGGAATTAACTGAGGGCCTTTCCCAAGTACAAACTTAACTAATCCTCTTACTATAGCCCTAGCATGAGGATTGATCCTATAAAGAGTATAAGCAGAATCTTGTAAATTCTTCTGCCCTATCTCAGATCTCCCTCTTGAGTCAGAACCGGTTTCTACCCATTGACCGCTATCTAAGTCTGGATCTGTCACCCTATTTCTGGCTTCCAAAGCAGAATCTATAGCCTTTATAGCATACTCTATACTTTTAGCTTCATACAAATTGTTCTTTATTTTAAGCTTTTTTTTAGATTCCCTAACCTGCAACCAATTTTTAGCTGATTCAAACATATATTACTAATCCCCTTACAAGAGATAAAATTTAACATAAAATTAATATAAAAATATTGTAGCTATAAAAATTGAGATTATACTTTGAGAAGGAGGGTAATAATGGCTTCAAAGGAATGTTTCATTCTTCTATAACAAGCATCACTCATACCAACTCCCTTAGATTTAAACCTCTCCCTATTTCTACCAGAATTAGATAAAGAGAGATATGCATCGTCCCAGACTATTTTGCAATCATCTGGAATAACCTCCCTAAATTCATACAGCCTCAGCAGCATACCAAAAGCTATATTCTCAGGTTCTTCTATAAGTTCCAATACCTCCTGTAGTTCTTCTAATGGTACCCTAATACTCTGCTGCTTGGCATAATACATAAGTAAAAAATACCTAGTGTATTCAAAAAAGAACTTAGGGACTGGTGTAAGCTTCTCTGGTATGTAATGATCTAAGCAAAAAATATAAATATCCCAAGATAGTGATAGTAATTCCCCCTCTTCTTCAAACCTGTTCCATTTCTTCATAATAGCTTTTATCCATATAAGTATATCAACCTTCATAAGCAGATATATCCTGTTTCTATAATCCTGCTTATATTTCGCCATCTTTAGGGATTTATACTTCTTAATCAGTTTTAAGCATTCATACTGAAGTTCTATATTCATTCTTTACTCTCTCTCATCCCAATAAGTTCTAGAATTACTAAAAAAGAAACCATCCTGTTCTATCTCTTCTATGAGTACTGTAAAAAGATCTTGAAAATAAGGGATACTGCTCTGTATAACATACCTACTAACATCCATGCCATGATCATATACTTTTAGGGGCTTATCAGGATTGGGCTTACCATCAGGGGTTCTCTGAAATCTATATCTCTCAAATTCAAGGGCAGTATCCAGCAGTTCTATATCCTCACAGTGGAAGTAATCATCAAAAATATAAAAATGACTGACCCCATCTACTATATAGAGGTGGGACTTTACAAGACTTATCCCGCTCTTTACATCATTAATAGCTTCTGTAGTAAAAACCCCCAGCCCTTCCAGTTCAACCCTCTCTTGCGCAGCAGAAGGGTCGGCAAATATTGGAAGATCTTCGCTAAAATGTTCCCAAGCCTTTATCATATTTGCGTGACTCTCTAATGTTTTCTTCCCACTGTTTCTGTACTCATAATCTAAGTAAAAGGTCATTTTGGCATTGATTATATCTCCCGGTTCAGACTCCTCTACCTCCTTCCTAAAGGCCGCTACATCCACTTTATAACCTTGAAACACCCAATCATGTCCCGGAGAGGTACCAAAGTCTATCCCCCCCACGTAGTAAATATCTTCCTCTAAGTCTTCTAACCTCCCTATAATGTGGTGGTCCCTGCTCCAGTAATCGCCATATACAAATACGCTTCCACCAGGTTTTTGATTCAGCCATTCGGTCTTAAAAGTCTCCGCATCCATAGTGGCCACCTTAGCTATAAAATCCAAGATCGGATACCAACCACCTGGAACTTGCCTCGCCCTCCCTTTACATAAGTGATATGCGGGACAATCTCCATACTTCTTATCCCCCTTACACTGTCTAGTACACCTTTCTACAGTCTCCCATATACACCACTTATGCACCTTCCAAAAGTGGGGGAGGATCTTAAAGGGGAACTTCTTATTATGATCATCTGCCTTATTAAGCAGCCTCTGCATAACTCCATCCCCATGTTTCCTTGTGCTACTAAAGACCATCTGTCCCAGAATATCCTTACTACTTTTAGCCATACTCAGGCCCTGTTGCAGCACATCCCAACCTCCCTCTATCAACTCTATCTCATCTATACGGGCTTTCTCCGGATGCTGACTATTTAACCCCTTATAACTGGCGGTGATGATTTTGGTCTTGCTACCATTTTCGTATTCTGTTCTACTCTGAATAGGTTCCTTTGTCCTGTCCCCGATCTTTTTTAACAACTCCCATAATATGTCGCTCCCATAGTGGAAGTCCTTTAAGTAGTCATACCCCTTTTGGGCTTGTTCCAAGGTGGCCCCAGCAGTACATACCTCACAATTATCCTTAAAAGTCATATCCAATTGATTAAGGATGGCAACACAAAGCGTCTTCCCCCCTGTCCTATTAGCAAAAGCTATGCTGTTAATAACCCTCTCAAAAAACATATCACTTATAAATTTAAAAGGGGCGATATGGTCCCTACATTTACTCCTCCTCGGGATATAGTAGCCTAAGAATTTTAAAATATACATGTGGAGAATTAAATCATCAGCAATCCCCTGCTCCTTAAGGCCATTAAAAAGTTCTGTCAGATCGTCGTCGTCTATCACCCTCCTGTAAAACTCGTTAAGTATAATCTTAATTTTAATATTAGCTGTCCCCCTGGCTTTTACACTAGCCTTATTGTAAGCCAATATGTGTCTCACTAAGTTAATATCGGGGGTGTCGGGGGACTCTACCCACGCCTTGAACCTCTCCAGCCTATTACTCATTTTTAAGCCTCTCCTTAATTCTACCTACATGCCCAGCGTTTTTATAAGGACTCCCCAAAATACTCCTCCACCTAATCTTAATACCACAATTCGGACAAAAGGCGAAGAAATAATGCTTATATGTCTTAAAGAAATCAGCTTTCGTCCTGATATAGCCCCCCTTCTTCCCGTAATAAAACTTTATAAGATTTACTATTTGCATATTGTATTCAAAAAACCTATCCAAGTCATCCAACACTATAATTTCACCATCATAAAATCCTACAGCACAATTGCAAACCAATTTCCCAGAATCCATAACACCCCCAGTTTAAAAAAATAAAAAATAAAAAATAATACAGCAGTCCCCAAAAAGGCGATAACAGTAGGTAGTAATATTTCTTTTAAATTGTGGTATAAACTTTTAATCAATATCATATGATGTAAATGCTGTTAATTCCACTCCCATAGTAGGAGAGAGAGAGACTATTAAGATAAAAAAATTTACCACAAATATCACGTAAATCTTTAAAGTGGATACACTCCTTAATAGATAACTTGTTCTTATGTATAAAATCTTGAAATTCTTTTTTAGTTTCTGCTATGATAAGATGCATTGTCCCCCTCCTCTTTATATAAAAAAATAAAAGAAAAAATAAGTGTGTATATTAAAAAACCTATTTTGTGATATTTATATCATTCTGATCAATATCCTTTTATAAAATTAAGTGTATTATAAAAAAACTATTTTGTAATATTTGGAGGTCCCCATACCCCCTCCCTCAAAAATTTTTCCAGTTTCAAACAAGCCCGCCCCCCTCCTATGACCGATAACGTGGAATTAAGCAGTGTGGCGTTAGCCGTCCGACTGAATTGACTGATTATAGGGTAATTTGCCGTCTGGATACATCAGCGACAACGTATAGAGATCTATATCTTCGTCTTCTGGATGATCCTTTTTCCATTGATTGGCCCATTTCCTGAACTCAGCCCATGCCTTTTTTTCAATCTCTCTTGCATTCATATTTTTCACCAAATAAGAAGTAAGACACTCTGTTATCCTATAAAGAGGGGGGCTGTAATAAGAGAAGTTGTTATTGGATATGAAGACAGGATGGCATTCATCCATATCACTATACTCTTTACCATCCACTTTCCCCTTTATTCTTTAATACTTACCTGTTATTTACCTTTACCCTACCTATACTATACACTCTTTACCCACTATCTGTAAATATACCTTAATAAACACTCTTCTCATTTATTATTTATTTCTTCTATTATATTATTAACTTCTTTTATCTACTTACCTGTATGCATCAGTACACCTATTATTAATATTGCATCATTTAAATTATAATTTTTTACTATTTCTTTTTCATAAGCTTTCATTTTCTCCCTCCTTAATTTTACTATCATATTATCTAACCTCCTCCCCTCCCTTCTATTACATCATCATTTAAGTCTTCAAAGAGCGCTGCTTCATCCTCAGGTGGTAATTCATCTATGTTCTTATTATAAGTAACCTCTTTCCTCAGTGTTGTCCCCCCTACCGTTTTCTCTGCGCTCACCTTATGTCTGGCTGGTATTGCTTTATCTTGATACTGGAGTAAGCCCACATTTGCTGCCGTAGAATTAATAAAGTCCATCACCTCCTTTACCGACATCTCCCCTTTTTGCGCCTTCCTTATCCCATCTGCTGTTACTTCTTTTACCAGCTCCTCATACATCATACGAAACTGTATTATGTGCTCGCTCCCAAATATTTTCTTCCACTTAGCCACCTCATCCACCATTAAGGGGAGTACCCTCCAAGCATTCAGACAGTGTTTTGAAACCGGTCTCCCTGTTGTGGATAAAGGGGTTTGCAGTATCACCTTATCATCCATGGGTATAGCTAAGAAATACGCTAGATCTTTTTGTTCCTCAGTAAGTTTATCTGCTAAAATATTAGGTGGTCTTCCCCCCTTATCTACTGTAGTTTTATCTTTTATTTTTAATAACTTACGTCTACTTAGTTCTTTTTCAGCCATTTATTCTTTTTTAGTCCTCTCACTTTATTTTACCTTTTATTTTAGGTTTATTTTCTTCATAAAGATGTTTAGTATATAAACCCCCCCAATCCAGCCCCTGCCTTGTACCCACATAGTTAACAAAATCCACTATAAGAGTATCCAACAACATGTAGCAGTTTGCGTTTACGATTTTGATTCTGTTTGTGATTTGTTCGCTCATAGTTCCGGATGCCTAACGTGGAGGTGAACGGTTTTATCCGCTTTACCTCTTTGTTATTTATATTTTTGGCGGAAGGTACAGGGATTGAACCTGTGCAAGTTTTATCTTGGCCTTGGATTAGCAATCCAGCACCTTACCACTCGGTCAACCTTCCTTGGTGGGGCTGAGAGGACTCGAACCTCTAACCTCCTGATCCTAAATCAGACGACTTTGCCAAATTAGCCTACAGCCCCAAAATTGGTAGGGAAGGAGGGATTCGAACCCTCACTTTACGGATTTTAAGTCCATTGACTCTGCCGTTGGCCTACTTCCCTGATGATGGGCGGAGTAAGAGTTGAACCTGCACAGCCAGAGCCACGGATTTACAGTCCGCTCTGACCTCACACTACATGGTCATGTGTCCGCCCAATGGCGGAGGGTAGAAGAATCGAACTCCTTACGCTTTTACACGCTACGGTTTTCAAGACCGTTTGTTCCCATGAACATACCCTCCGAGAAAATAACGCTCCGCTTCACCCGTTCATCGGGTGCAAGCGGTTGTTATCTATTTCTTTCCCTTTCCATAACTTTTTGAAGGCCCTGGATTTTTACCTTTGGACGGACCACTCTTCATGCCTTTCTTAGAGGTGTCCATCCTATGGTCTTTGCCAGTGTTGGTTTTAGAATCATATCCACTACTCATGTTTACCATCCTCTCTAATAGTCCAATTATTTGATCAAATTTTTGTAGAAAGCTCTCTTCATTCCAAATCATATTTTTCTCCTCGCATCCTTGTAAAT